CGCTAACCGTGGCACTGACGGCAACACGTGGCAAGCGGAAGAACTTCACCGTCAAGCCCCTGCCCGACGCACCCAAGCCCGCCACCAACACCATCCCCGACGACGTCATCGACAACACGCAGAAGGCCATCACGAACGGGACCACGGCGGATTACCTGGCATGGCTCCGGGAACAAAACGCACCCGAGTTCATCGTCGCTTACGTCGAAGGGCAGGCGGCGTGAGCATCCTCTCCGGCCATGTTGACGCAACCCTGTTCGCCGGGCCACTCCGCGACACGGGCAACGTTGGCAGCGACATCGGCCACCAGCTCGCCATGGGCAAGAACGGCACCCGGATTTACATCACCGCCGACATGGCCCGGCAGTGGATTGAAACATTGACACCTATCGCAACTAACGAAACGAGCAAGTAAATGGCGAACGTAGTATTCACCGGCAATATCGGCACTAACCGCGGGTTGAAATTCGGGCAGGATGGCAAGCCGCGCCTGTCGTTCTCCGCAGCGGAAACGGCCCGCGTCAAGGACCAGTCCGGCCAGTACGTGGACGGCGGAACAACCTGGTTCAACGTCACCCTGTTCGGCGGTTTCGCTGAAGCACTGGACGCGCAGATCGAAGCGCAGGGCGGCAAGGGAAAGGTCATCGTCTCCGGCCGCATGTCAACCCGCACCTACGATGCGAACGGCGAACAGCGCGAATCCTTGGACGTCGTCGCTGATTCGGTCGGACTCGTGCCGAAGAACCAGCCCACGCAGGGACAGCAGCAGGCCCAGCCCGCCGCACCGTCTCAGCCGTGGGGCGGCAACCCGTCCGCGAACACGCAGGGCTGGGGCAATGGCGGGACTCAGGAGCCGAGCTTTTGAGCGCCGCTGATGACCTGGCAAGACTGCTATTCATAACGGACAACAGTGGGGCCAAGGATCCTTATGGCGAGTGGGAGTATGCCCGGCAACACCCAGAGCTAACCAGTTACGTCTACGCGATGGCTGACGCGCTGATCGCCGCCGGGTATGTGAAGCGGCCATGAACTTCCGCACGAAACCCAAGGGCATCCACGCCAACTTCCGCACGGACTGCGGTTGCGGCGGCGAGATCACCGTGACGAACGGGCGCGTCGATCACCACGAATGCGAGCGGATCACCGGGACACTCGATGAGGTCCTGGCCGCGCTCGACCGTATCTAGCACACCCGTACTACGAAAGGCGCCCGGCACTCGTCGGGCGCCTTTCGTTTGCCTAAGGAGAAGAGGGAAGAAGTAATGGGGTATCAGTTCAAAGGCAAGCGCGAAACGCCCATAGTCCAGACCGAGCCGCACGTACCCATGGGCGAGGAAGAGACCCGCGCCAAGTTCGCGTACTTCCGCAACGCCGAACAGAACATCAATGGCGGGCCCTACGTCAAACCCGTCAAACCCGCACGAGTCACCCCCATCCGGCCGCGATCCGACAAACCCATCTGCGGCACACACTCCGGCTACATCCAACACCTCAAAAAGAAACACATCCCATGCAGGCCATGTGTTGACGCCGGCATGCAATACCAGCGCGAATACCGGGCCAGGAAGAAGGCAGCGTAATGGCATATCGATACCGCGGGAAGGTACTTGACGTAGCCGAGCCAATCACCGAGGAGCCGGAAGCCAAGCCCGCCAAACTACCACCCAAGCCCGGCGCACGCTGTGGCACCACCACCGGCTACAAAGAACACGGGAACTACGGCGAAGAAGCCTGCCAGCCATGCAAGACCGCGCTGGCCGAATACAGCCGCAACTACCGCATCCGGGTCCGCAACGGCGAGATGATCCCCAAAGCATTCCAACCCGACCGCTGCGGATCCTACGCCGGATACAAACGGCACATCAAACGCAACCTGCCGCCATGCAAACCCTGCCTAGTCGCACACGCCGACTACATGCACGCATGGCGGCTGAAGCGAAAGAAGGCCGCGTAATGGCCGGGTACGTCTGGAACGGCACACCCGAGCCGCCCAAACCACCACGGCCGCGCACACCAAGAAAACAGGCAGACGTCGGGACTTACTGCGGCACCAGGACCGGATACGCCATCCACAAGCGCGGCAAAGAAAAAGCGTGCCAGCCGTGCAAGGAAGCCGAAAACGCCTACTCCCGCGAGTACCGGCGGAAGATCCACAACGGCATCCTAACGCCAGCAACGCCCTTCAACCCCGACGCCTGCGGAACCATGAGCGGCTACCGGCGACACCAACGCCACCGCGTAACCATCTGCCAGCCATGCAGAGATGCCCACAACACCTGCAAAGCCAAATACCGAGCCAACAAGAAGGCCGCATAATGCCCGGCTACAAATACCGCGGGACCCAATTCGACGTGATAGACGAACCCATCCGCAAACCCGGCGCTGTCCTCAACCCGGCACGCTGCGGAACCTACTCAAACTACCGCCAACACCTCCGCGTCGGAAACAAAACCTGCGAGCCATGCAGGCAAGCAAAGAACGCTTACGAGCGGGAACGAGAAGCCCGGAAACGGAAGGAGAAAACGTGACTAAGGACCGCCGGCTCTACGCCAGGTTCGACATCGGCATGGACGAGAACCCCAAGATTTTCATGCTGTCCGACGCCGCATTCCGAGCCCTAATCGAGTCCACTTTGTACTGTCGGCGACAGCTCACGGACGGGTTCATTGACGATCGATTGGTATCCAAAAGATGGTCCATTGGAGTAGTCGAAGAACTGTCGGGCAACGATCCAGACCGCCCCTCCTGGATCAAAGTCGATGGCGGCTACCAAATCCACGACTTTGCCGAGCATCAGGTAACAACCGCGGATATACAGGCCAAACGGGAGGCTGGGCGCAAGGGCGGGCAAGCAAAAGCTAGCAAAGGGGTAGCACCTGCTAGCAAAGTGCTAGAGCAAAATGCTGGCACATCCCTAGCTAAGACAGAGACAGAGACAGAGACAAAAAGAAAAGACTTGTCCAGTGAACTGGACGAGTTCGACCAGTGGTACGCGGGCTATCCGAGGAAAGAAGCCAAGGACGCAGCCAAGAGAGCATTCACCAAGGCGCGCAAGTCGGCGTCACTTCAAGAGCTTCTTTCAGGGCTTGAGCAGTACGCCCGAACGATGAAGGGCAAAGAGCGACAGTACATCGCGCTCCCGGCAACCTGGCTCAACGCCGGACGCTGGCAAGACGAGATCCCCCACCAAGCCGTCATTGATGGCCCATGGTCCAAGAGCTTCCACCAGAAAGGAATGCGAGCATGACAGAAGATTCACTAACCCATGACGCGGTAGCCGAACAGTCAGTCTTGGGCGCAATGCTCATCAGCCGTGACGCGATCTCAGACGTTGCGGACATCCTCGACGGCGGCGACTTCTACCGCCCCGCACACGAGACCATCTACCGGACGATCCTGGACGTTCACGCGGCAGGCTCCCCGGTAGATGCGATCACCATCAACGACGCGCTGACGAAGATAGGCGAGATCACCCGCTCCGGTGGACCCGCCTACCTGCACACGCTAGCCACCACCGTCCCGTCAGCGAGTGCGGGTGCCTACTACGCCGAGATCGTCGCGCACGCAGCCACACGGCGGCGACTGACCGCGGCTGGCAGGAAGATCCAAGACCTTGCATCGTCCGGCGGTGACGTTGACGAACTCGTGGAAGCATCACGCCGCGAAGTTGACCAGACCTCACGGGCCACACGCTCCGTCGTCCAGTCGTTCGGCGAAACCATCGACGTCATGCTCGGATCCCTCGATGAGGAAGTGAATCACCACCCGACACCTTGGGACGCCGTGAACCGGATCATCGGCGGACTCAGGCCCGGCGCACTCTACGTCGTCGGCGCACGCCCATCAGTAGGTAAATCGGTGATCGCACTCAACCTCGCCAAGGGGTTGACCGCTCACGGCTCGGTAGCGTTCTCATCCCTCGAAATGTCCAACAACGACGTTCAGATCCGGGCAGTCTCCGGCGACCTGAACATCGACGTCTCCCGGCTCATCGAACGGAACCTGACCCCCGGCGACTGGGCAAAGATCCGGGACCGCCGAGCAGCGTGGGACAAAGTACCGCTCTACGTCGATGACCGTTCCGGCGTGACCATCACCGACATCAAACGGTTCGCCCGGTCAGTGCACCGCCGCCAACCATTAGCCGGCGTCATCGTGGACTACCTGCAACTCATGTCACAGCCCCACGGAGACAAACGACCCCGTCATGAGTTCGTCGCGGACATGTCAAGGCAGCTCAAGATCATGGCCATGGACATGCAAGTACCCGTCATCGCCCTATCCCAGCTCAACCGGGCCAGCGAGAAACGAGACGACAAAATGCCGCAGATCAGCGACCTCCGCGAATCCGGCGCCGTCGAACAAGACGCCGACGTCGTCCTCCTACTCCATCGCGAAATCATGGGCGACCAAAAGAACGACTTCAAAGTGCTGGTTGCCAAGAATCGGCACGGCGCAACAGGACTCGCTGAACTGCAGTTCTGGGGCCAGTATTCGAAGGCTCTCGACTGCGGAGTGACACCACAAGCGCAAGTTAGAGC